TCCGACTCGGTAACGCGAACATCGCTGCCGACAGTCTGTCCGATTGGGGAATTGCTCATCTTTCGGATGATCCTTTCTTGAGCGTCTTGAACTGAACATCCTGATTCGACCAGTTCATCCACAAAGGAACGCTCGACCTTTGCTAGAGTCCCCGCCGAGATAATCGCCTTGCGTCGTTCGTCAACTGCCTTGAGTTGTCTTGCGACTTCTTCTTGTACTTTGTCATCCATTCGCATTGCCTCATCTTCGGGCTTGCTTTCTTCGGCCCTCGCCATTTCTTCGGATGGCTTATTGCCATCCATCATTTCAACTTCAAGTGATGGCTTTTCCATGTGGTCTGCCATCCACTTGATAATCTCGCTCGCATCGGTCATCCCTTCTGGGAGACCAAGGGCTGTGAGTTGAGCCATTAGCTCTTCGTTCATGCCTGCCTGCCTTTCTTCTTGGTCGTATGACCGTCGAACAGTAGAATTCGGATCTGCACCCGTTGCGCAGATCGAAGCGTTGTGAGGTTCCCATGCGGTTACTATTTCCGCTGGCCCCTCGATCACCTTGCCTTGTCGGGTGGTGTACGTTTGACCCTCTGAGACGTAGACCCTCGCAAGGATCTGAGCATCGATCGAGAAGTCGTTAAGATGGCCCTCGTTGTACCGAGTGGCCACGATTTGAGATTCTTCGTCGGATGCAAACGACGCATCACCAACGAGCGAACCATCTTGAATCGAGATGTTCCGGATCGAGCCGAACACATTGCGAACCGTCTTATCGTTGTGCGAATCGACGATCGGTAGTTGATTCTTGCCATTGCGGAACTGCACGCCATCCATCAAGAGAACTTGACGGATCGTTTGCCGACGTTCTTGATCGTAAATCTCGATTGGAGTCTCTGTTGCAATGACCGCTTTTCCGTCTTTTGGTGCTTGGAATGCTCGCTGGATCTTTGGCACCGAAGCGATCCTTTCAACCTTGTCTTGTGATTCCATTTGTCGCTTTACCTTTGCTGACCAAGATCGACCTGCATCACCGCCCCAAAGAGCCCAAGCGATCCGACCCGCTGACGGAAATCCTTTTTGACCTGGCTTCCATCCTTCGCCTTTCTTGTCCACTTCGTGACGAGCAAAGTAGCTGACCATGCGTCCGATGGTATCAGGACTAATCTCTTTGCCGTTCGACAAATCGCGAGCCCTAGCAACTCCAACAGGAGTTCCGCCGCGATTGTGTTCGCGTCTCCACTCAAGACCCTGCTTAGCTTCCTCACGCACTCCCTCAGGAGGCGTAAAGTCAATGCCGTCATACTTTGCACGCTCGATCTGTTCCGATGCGTACAATGCCGCGATCTGATCGTTGGCGTCGGCCTCGCTTGCATGGCATCCCATAAGTTGACGTTCGTCGCTTTTGAACACGCCCCAAGGTTTAGCGATAGGACAAGCCGCTGTAGTCTTTGCGTCATAAGGCATTGGCTACCTCGCTTTCCGCAATGTCAGACATTCGCTGTGCCATGTCATCTGCTTGCTTTGCAAGTGCTGACTCTTGGCCTTGTGCGGATGATTGAGCCGCAGAGATTGCTAGCTGTTGTTCTTGTGGTGTCAACAAACCAAGCTTCTTTTTAAGTGCATTCTCTTTGGCGCGTTGGTACATGACTGCTTTCCACGATCGACCCCTTGCACCCAATTCGGTTTGGTAGTCGCTCATGAATGATTCGATCGCATCCTTCGCCGCTGCTTGCTCGGATTGAGGATCGACCCATTCCCATTCGGGAGTCATCCATTCAACAGGGGCAAAAGTGCGACGGTCACTCAGCAACTCGCTGGAGGTGGGAAACGAGGGTAGGGAACTGAGTGCCGCCGCATCAAGAAAAGCATCCCAAACTGGCTGAAGCAAATGACGGATCAAGTATTTCTGCCAACATCGAAACCGCCGACGATCTTCCAATTGGCTCGTTCGGCTTGAACTGTAGGATGTCTGGCTGTAGTCCCTTGCTACCGTTTCATACGAGAGCCCTGTACCGACTGCGATCTGTCTTAGGATCAAAGCGATCCAAGGCTCTGCCGCTGAGTTAGGACGGCCAGGATTAAGACCTACGACATCTTCACCCGGTCGAAGGTTCATCACCATTCCTGGCTCGACATGGCTATAGCTGTTGCCTGCGTCGTCAGTGTTGCCGACTCCATCGGGCTCGATCAGATTTCCAAGTGGCGTATCAGTCTTGATGGCAACAGTGAAACAACTTGCCACAGCCGAAGCCTGTAGTTCGTTGTCAAGATAAGTACCAAGATCCCGCACCGGAGTTACCACCGGAGCAAACCAAGTAACGCCCCTCGTTTGACCGATGCGATCCTGCCTGTATAGGTGCATGATTTCATGGGCAGGTACTCGCTCTGGAGTTCTAGTCACAGCGTAGGGTTGCAATGGATGGTCTTTGTAAATCCAGTACGCAACCGGACGACCAAGATCGTCAACCTCGACACCGCGAATGATACGATTGTCACCAGCCGGAGTTAACCGCGCTGCGTAGTTGTCCTTGTCCCCTGCAAGCCTGTCTGCTTCAATCAATTCGAGAGCCAATGGGACTGGCCGATAGATTCCTCGATAGACCTTGCCAGGCGTTCTAATTAGCCGTACAAGCACCTCGCCAGCCTCGACCATTTCGCGTTGGCAAATAGCCTGGATTTCGTCGAGAGTGTATTTCCCGTTTACGTCGCAAACTTCGGCCCACTCTGACCAAATCTTGTCCCGTTGGTCATTGATCGATTCGATGTCGTCGCCGCTTGGAGTCTCGAACTGGCTTTGGGCCTTTATGCCACACCCAACCACCGACGAAACGATGGTATCTACAACGCCCCATGCGTAAGCATTGTTCCGCACCAAGTCCCGAGCCCATGCCCTAAGAGTATCAGCCCCAAATGGCCCTGACAGCTCCATGTCCGCTGGATTGTTCTTTGGCTTGCGACTCGATGAGATTCTCGATGGCTCGGCACCTGTAAAAGACCTGAGCACCTTTCGAGCCTGAGCCCGTCGAAGTCCAGCCGTGGGGCTGATAGCCGTGATAACAGAATCGAGCATCTTGCCGATCATCGACGAGCCCTCGACAATCTGCCAAGAGTCACGCCACCGGAACCGCTTTCACGCTCGACCTGTTGCTGCAACATTCGTCGTTCTTCAAAGAGCGACTTCAGGTCAAGTTTGGTAACCGTCCGAGAGCCAATAGAATACTGCTGAGCCCCTCCGGTAAGGAGAGCCTCAATAGCTGCGTCGATGAGCGTTAACAGACTTGCCGCTGATGCCATGCACAAAGGATTGCATGGAGAGCAAACATTCTCAATAAGCCTGTACCATTAGCCTAGTACAGTCAATAAAAAATTACTTACCTTCCTGGCTCCAAGTGTGGTTGCAGTTCTTGCATTTGCAAAAACGGATCTTGCCGCGAGTGCAATAAACGTAGCTTGCATTCGTTCCATGCGGTCGCCTGGTTTCGCACATCGTGCAAGGTCTCGGAGTGAATTGACGGTAGATAGGCTCGATCGGTTGTTGCTCGATTGTTGCCGTTTGCTGTACCGATTCGCCTGATTGCTTCCTGCTTTTCTTCGCCATCCTAATACCTCCGTTTTGGAATCCACCCGCCCTGCCTCTGTCTTAGATTGCGTCCGTGTTGGTACGCCTTTGGAGCCTGCTTAACAGGCTTAGGCTGATCGCCGCTAACGTGCTTCGGTTGCACCTCGATCTCACTTGGAGCAATCAACTTGACCCCGCAAGCCTCACTAGCCGCCGCTGCCATGTAGGTCGCATCGAGCCAGTGATTATTTGAATCCTTGACCATCCAGTAGGTCTTAGCCCCCTTGCCCTCAGTGAATTTAGTCACGAGCTCTTCGGCTGCGATATGTTGCGAGTACTGTGAATGTCTGCGTTCTTCCTCAAGTGCAAACAACGAAAGCGAACCGCGCCGAAGCATGTTCGATTCGTCGAAAGTCGGCGTCATAAACCGTTCGTGGATGAATTGCTTCCAATAGCTTGTGTCCAGTTCATACAACCAAACATTGGACGATGGCAACTTTTGAGCGTGTAGGTTGGCACCTGCGATAGTTGTCGATGTTGACTTGGCTTTTCGATGGTATGGGTCTTGACCTTTCGACGGATGAAATATCCCGCCGACCTCACGACAGAACTGGTAAGCCGCATTGGTAAACGCACCTGAATCCACAAAGCAAAAATCGATCGTTCGCCGAGTGCCTGTTGTGTCGCTGAACTCTTTGGTTAGCAACTCGTCCCGAAGGCTCAAGAGAGCCTGATAGATCATCGGCTCACTAGCTTCGTGATTCATGCTCTTGTCTGTTCCGTAAACCTGATGGATACCATAGTCAACCACAACACCTCCGGCCCCATGCCACCAGGCGATAAGAACCCAATGAAGGTAATACTTGCCCAAGTCGATCGCCGCTGTCAGTGCCACCGTGTTAGCTGGTAGTTGACGACGAACTAAACCGCTTATCCTCGACTCAACAAGAGCCGGAGTTATTCCAAGGCCCATTGGCCCGGCTTCCTCTGGTGGATCGTTGTCAATCTCGGTCGATACCGCCTTTTGGCCTACGTCTGCGACTCGATTGAAATAGCTTTGCACCGCTGACAATTCCATCGGCTCGCCGTCGCTGTGAGTCTTTTTGCTGTAGCTATGCGGATTGCTAACGACAGAACCACGCTCGATGTCCTCTTGATTGTCTCGCCAAAAGCGGAAAGCCTCCCTAGCGTCAGGATCGTTATCTTTGCGTCCCTTTCTTAGGTCGATGTACTTCTCGATTAGATCCATCCGATCGGGCTTGGTAACGAGCTTGCGGTATCGCTTGCCCCTCCAGGATGGTTTCTGCTTTGGGTCAGTGTAGCGATACGCAATGCACTTGCGGTTCTGGATTGTGCAAAGCATCACCCGAGGGATCCGCTCTGAGGACTGACCTAATCCCGCGATGTCTTGTTCGATTACCTCCTCGTTCTTATCGATGGTCGTTTCGCTTGCCGCTGCTTCCCTATCCTCGATGTCATCGATGATCGCAAGCGTAGGTCGTCTGCTTCGGTACTTAGTCCCTCGGATCGCACCATCGATCCCAAGGGAGTAAAGCACCTGACCGCATGAAGCAGGCTCGATCTCTGCCGGCCAGCCTGGTAGCTGATCTCTGCCGATCGTCGGGAACACAAAGAATTCCGGCCCGATGACGATATTGGTAGGCATTCCGCCGCAAGTCTGCATCCGTCCGCGACTTGACCAACCGCCGACAGCCTGAAACGGAATTGCAATCTCAGGGTAGTCAGCCGCGAAGATTTCATTTTGTTGCAGTTGCTCAACGATGTCACGCACTTCCTTTTTTGCTTTGTCGGCGTTCTTTCCGATGGCTACCGGAAAGGTCGAAAGCCGACGGATCATCAAGTAAAGAGCCGTGAGGATTGCTAGCGTCGTCTTGCCCTCGCCCCGTGGCCCTGCAATCGATTGATCCCCGCCGTAAAGAGCCGCATCGATGATTGAATGAACCATCGCCAAGCGATCCTCAGTCCAGCCCTCAAAGAACTTTTCGGGAAAGTAGGTCGAGAGCCACAAAGCAGGATCAGACTCGCACTTTAGCCGACGAGCAGGATCGAGAGGTGGCGGAATGGTGATGTCGCGTTGGCTTGCTCGCTTCTTGGCCATCAAGTCGCGTTGATACAGCCGACGGTCACCCTTGACCGGATCCGCCGACAATGCCGTTTTCGGATGCAAGCTTAGCAAGGTCTGCAACTGGGACAGACTTAGCGAGCTCAAGAAGTCGGAGTCTAAGCTCATTGTCCTTGGCCTCCTTTTTTGCTTCCGCTTCGTCCCGTTTGTGGTCGAGAGCGTCCGCACCCAAAAGCACCTTCGCCGCATCGACCGCCAATTCTGGATCGGTCAGGCATTGCATCAACGCTGCTTTGATCGCTTCCTTGTCTACGTTCCATTTTTCCTTTAGGGCTCGATTGACCAAGCGTAAGTCCCTCGCTGTCTTGATCTCCAAGCAAACCGCCCCCTACCCCGCGAAAACACTTGCTAACGTGCTAACTTTCATCTGAAATCCTGGGCTAATGGTCTGCGTACCAAAACGCCAACCCGC